TTCCTGGCCACGCGCACGCCGGCAGTACGGCGAATCCTGTCTCTCTCGACACAGGTCGCGCCCACCATGGCCATCACTAATTTTCCAGTTAACGACCCGCTGGCCGTTAAACTGTGGAGCAAGACCCTCGATCACGAGGCGCTCAAAGCAACTGAAATTGCCCCGCTGATTGGCGACGATGCCAACAGCATCATCCATCGCAAGACCGAGACGCAGAAAGGCGCGGGTGACAAGGTCACCTACGGGCTGCGCATGCAGCTGGTCGGCGCTGGTTTTACTGAAAACCAGTTGGCCGAAGGCAACGGCGAGGCGCTGACGATCTACTCGGATTCGCTCGTCATCAATGAGTTGGGTCACGTCGTCGGCGTAAAATCGGGCAACACCATCGATGCCCAGCGTGTGCCGTTCGACCTGCGGCTCGAGGCGCGCGACGGCCTCGGCGATTGGTACGCCAAGCGGTTCTCGCAGTCGTTCTTCAATCAGGTGTGCGGCTACAACCTGCAGCAGGACGTGCGGTTCACCGGCCTGCAGGCGGTGCCGGCGGCAACGCGCATCATTCGTCAGTCGCAGCGCACCGACGATGGCGCGCTGACCGCGACCGACACCTTCACCATCAACCTGATCGACAAAGCAAAAGAGCAGGCGATCACGGCAACGCCGCGGATTCGCCCGGTGCGTATCAACGGGCGTGGCAGGAGCGACGATCGCGAGGACTACAACAACACGCTGATGGATAAGTTCGTGATGTACCTGCATCCGTTCCAAGTGACGGATCTGCGCACATCGACGTCGACCGGTCAGTGGTTGGACATCACCAAGGCGGCTTACATGGGCCGCGAGGAAACCGGCAATCCGATCTACTCGGGCGCGCTCGGCGAGTACAACAGCGTCATCCTGCGCCAGGCCTACGACATCACCAACGGTGTGACCAACGCTGGCGCGCCGGCGACCAACGTCTATCGCTCGGTGTTGCTCGGCGGCCAGGCGGCGATGATTGCCTTCGGGCAGCGCGACAGCGGCCCGGAAAAATACCGGTGGAACGAGGAGCTGTTTGATCACAAACGGCGCCTCGAGGTGTCGGCCTGGACCATCCACGGAATGAAAAAGACCCAGTTCGGCGGCGTCGACTACGGCACCGTGGTCGTCTCCACGTACGCCCAGGCGCACCTGTAAGCGCGGATTGGATTTGTAGGAGGACACACACATGCCGGTCTCTCTTGGTGGCTCTGGCATTCAGGTTGACAGCCCGCGCAAGCTGCCGTGGCAGGCTGATCATTACTGCGTGCGTGGCGGGCCGAATGATCCGGTGATCCAGACCACGCCGGCCTCGCCGGTGAACAGCGCGCTGCCCGCGGGCGGCGGCTCGCTCAGCTGGAACACGACGTTTGTGTTGCCGGCGGTGTCGGCGCCGTTCTCGCCGACGACGGTCAATCCGTCACCGCTGCCGCGCACCATGCTGCTCAATTCGGCGGGCACCTATGCGACCAACGTGCTGAGCGGCAACACCGGCGGTTTGTATGTGCTGTCGCTGCCGCAGGGCGCCTGGATCCAGGATATCGAGCTGTACTGCTATGCGGCCCTGGCGGGCGGCTCGACCACCGTCGGCCTGTTCTACACGCCGACGCCGGGCGATCTCGTTTATCCGCCGCCGAGCCTGTTCCTGCTGGCGGCGATTGCCACTCCGGCAGCGGGGACCTTGTACGGGCTCAAGGCGGGCTCTGGGGTGACCGCGTTCGGCGTGTTGCCATCGATCACGTCGCTGGGTCCTGGGCAGCCGATCACCGGCAATGCCGGCCAGCTCGCCAGCCTCGGCGACATCGACATCTACATCGCCACTTACGGCGGCGCGGCGCCGACCGCCGGCTGCTTTGCGGCGATGATCAACTTTACTGGTGATGAGGGATAGCGAGTAAGGCCATCGTTCCTCCCGACGGCGGCCGGACCAGAGGGCGGCGGCGCTTGCACGAGTGGCCGCCGCCCTTTCTTATCTGGAGGAGAGGCCCATGAAACGATTGCTGCTTGCCTGCGTGCCGCTGCTGGTCCTGGCCGGAGTGGCCTGGGCGCTGCAGTCGATCCCGACGCCTGTGGTGCCCCCGGAGACCGGCGAGAACAGCAACGTCCAGGATCAGATCATGGACATGGCCCGGCTTAAAGTCGGGATGTGCAAGACCACGGCGACCGGTTCGGGTGCGGCGGCAGGAACGCAAACGGCGACCTGCAACGGCGGCTCCGGCTCAGTGACCACGGTGACGATGACGTTTGCCACGGTCGGCGCACTCAACGTTGTTACGATCACCAATTCCAAGGTCAATGCGGCCGACATCTGCATGGCGACGGTCGATCCGCTGGCCACGACGGGCACAGCGGCGCCGGAGGCGATGAGCTGCAAGGTGACGGCAAACACGTTGACCATCACCTTGATCAACAATCTGGCGGTGTCGCCGGCCGGGCCGATCAACGTCAACTTCCTGGTCGTGACCACGGGCAATCCGAACTGAGGCACAGGCGCCGTGACATGGCCGAGCTCGTTTCCTCCCGGCTCTCTCGGCTACATGCAGGATCGCATCGCCGATGAGCTGATGCGCGGCGATCTGACCTCGCAGATCGCTCTCGCCATCAACTCAGCGATCAGCACCTACCAGAAGGAGCGATTCCGCTTTAACGAGACCTCGACGACCACGTTCGTCACCAACGTCGGCCAGCAGTTCTACAACGCTGACAACACCACGTTCAGCGACATCCACTACCCGGGCGTGGTGCTGTCGCCGCGCACGTTCTACTCGATCGAGCACTTGCTGATCACGGTGCCGCCCGCCGTGTTCGACATGACCAGGATCCAGCCCGCGCAGATGCTGACCCTGTCGCAGACCGGCACGCAGATGGGGCAACCGTATCACTGGAGCTACGACAACGAGACCATCAGCCTGTATCCGGTGCCGAGCTCGGGTGGTCCTGGGCAGATCAACTCGTTCACCTTCACCGGCGGCGCGGGCTATAGCACCGGGGTTTATCCCAACAGTCCGCTGAGCGGCGGGTCGGGCACGGCCGCCACTGCCACCATCACGGTGTCGGCCGGTGTGGTGACCGCGGTGCAGGTCAACAATCCCGGTACGCGCTATGTGCCCGGCGACGTGCTGTCCTCGATCTCGATCGGCCCCGGCGCGGGATTCACGCTCACCGTGTCCGCGATCTTCACCGGTGCCACCGGGCCGTATCAGATGACCATCCTCGGGCAGCTGCAGCTGCCGGGCCCGACCGATCCGGCCGACACCACCAACCGCTGGATGCTCGACGGCGAGCGGCTGATTCGCTCGCGCGCCAAGTATGAGCTCGCCCTGCACGTCACCCGCAACGCGATGATGGCGCAGATGATGAGTCCGGAGGAGCCGGGCGGTGGGGCCTTGCCGGGCGCGACCTATGCCGCCTACCGCGAGCTCAAGGTCGAGGCGATGCGCATGCAGCAGCGCGGCGTGATCCAGCCGATGTTCTTCTAGGGGCCTGCCATGCAAGACGGGCCGATGCTGAAATTCGAGACCTGGGCGCCCGACCTGTCGGCGATCGACACCAATGTGACGGTGGTGCTGTCGAATGTATTGCCGCGGGCGGACGGCTATGGCCCGGTACCGTCGCTGGCGTTTCTGTCGCAATCGCTGCCGAGCCCGTGCCGCGGCGGCATCTTTGCGCGCGATCCGGTCGACGCCTCGGTGATCGTGTTTGCCGCGACCGCGACGGATCTGTGGCGGATGGACAACACGACGTTCGCGTGGCGCTGCATCAGCAAGCAGGTCTCGCACGGAGCGATTCCCACTGGCACCAGCTCCGGGGTGATTGCCGGCGGTTCGGCCTATACCGACGGCACCTACAGCAATGTGTCGCTGCTCGGCGGGACGCATGGCGGCGGCGGCGCGATCGCCACCATTACGGTGGTTGGCGGGATTGTCACCACGGTCAACATCACCAATGGCGGCTCGGGCTATCAGACCAGCGATGTGCTGATCGTACCGGCCGGCGCCATCGGCCTGGGCGGCGGCGGGTTTAATTTCACCCTCAGCAGCTGGGCCGGCGGTGGGGCGCCGCCATCGCCTGGATTGAGCGCGCTCAACGAATACGCGCCGGTGCCGCCGACCGATAACTGGCAATTCGCGCAATTCAACAATCTGATCCTGGCCGCGCAGGCGAATGCGCCGCCGCAAAAGTTCGTGCTGCGCGCCAGCACCTATTTCAGCGACGTGTCGGGAGCGCCGCCGCAGGCGAG